TTTAATTCTTTTCTTATTATCCTCAGTGACCGACGAGCAGGACGATTAAATCCTTTTACCTGCATCGTCTTATCAATAAGCGATAACACTTGAATAGTATGCGTTATCCTTCTCTGCCATAACCAGCGCCTTATCTTCTTATATAATCCAAACATCTAAATATTTAATTTAATTAGTATTATTAATTGGTGTAAGCGACAATGCTAAATGTATGTTTGGTTTAATAATAATCAAATGTCTTATTTTTGGCAATTGAGTTGGTACTACAATCTCTTCTGCTTTTGAGAATATAATATCGATAGTTGTTCCCGGATCCATTAAATCATAAAGCCTTACTGCATGTTGTCCTATTTCTTTTAATGCCTGTTGTAGCAATTTTTCTTTATTATTTTGCATTAGGCCTCCTTAATGAATTCAAAAAATCTATAATATCTTTTAAACATCCTTTACTAAATACACAATGAACTTCTGGAAAAAAACAATACTGCCTCCATGGTCCATGCCATTGAATATATCCAATAATACTTTGTGATTTTATATTCCCCACTGCATAGACCATTGTCTTAGGCTTCTGCAAAACAAGATTAAATTCTATATATTGATCCATTTTTTTATTAATCTTTGTTTAAGCCGATAGCTATTTGCCCATTTAAAATGTCCTAAATATGATGCTATTGAGTCCTTAAATTTTCTTAAGTCTTTTACCTTTGCCTGGCGAAACTGTCTGATTTTTTCTTTGAGATTGTTTACTACGCGCCTACGGACCAGAATATACCCTGGTCGGACAATATAACCCAAGAAGTCGATACCATTTGAGATAGGCAATAGTTTACGTCTTTTAGGATGTAGACATAGTTTAAGTTGTTTAATGAGAAATTCTTCAATCCTTATCTCCCAAATGTTTAATTCTGATGCATTTGAGGAGAGAATAACAAAGTCGTCTACATAGCGCAGGTAATAATGCGCCTTAAGCGTGTGCTTTACAAACTGGTCTAATTCATTCAGGTAGATATTGGCAAAGAATTGGCTGGTAAGGTTGCCAATCGGCAGGCCGCGTCGGTTCTCTTTACCGAAAAGGCTTTTGTTGGCCGGTATGTTTGATAAAAGATTTTTGTCGCCTCTTTGGATATAGGACGTTGTGCAATCCCAAAAGAGGATTTTTTGTATAAGCCATAAGGCTTCGGGATTGGTTATCTTAGGCTTAATTAGAGCAAAGAGAATATCTTTGTCTATATTGATGAAGAAATCTTTAATATCCAGCTGCAGGTAATAGGCCCGGATATGGCCATTCTTGGTGATCTTCCGCAAAAAACTTTGTAATCGGACAACTGCCTTGTGTGTGCCTTTTTTATCCCGGCTTGCGTAGGAGTCGTGGATAAAGATTGACTCCCAGATTTTCTCTAAGGAATTGATTAAGATATGATGTATTACACGATCTCGAAAATCTGCTGCGAATATCTCTCTTAGCTTGGGTTTTTTTGCAACAAAAAGAATTGAGCGCGAAGGATGGTAGGTCCTGTTTTTTAGCTCTTGCTCAAGTTTAAAAATGTTCTCTTCGGCGTTTATCTCAAAGCGCAGCGCATTGTGGGTATTACGTTTCTTGCGCCGGCAATCGAAATAACACTGGTATATATTTTTAAATGAGAAGATGCTTTCTTTTAAGCCGCTGGCTGGAATGGACCGGCCGCACATAATTGTTGTTGTCCTTATTGTCGTTGTTCACGTTGCCATTGTTGAAGTTCACCATCCGCGCGTTGTCTGCATTCCAAGGGCAACTCTTGCTTATTCACTTTATGCCCTTTAAGGCCTTCAGGAGCAGATCCTCTTAAGGTACCACTCCTTGTATTCTTATACCGTTTTAAGGTGGAATAAGCGCCCAGTGATTTCTGATTCACACGCTTCCTGAAAGTAAACCGTTTCAGGAATTCTGGCTTTTAAACCACCCTTCGCACTGCTTCGATACTTCAATGACTGACTTGGTTGCGAATTCAAAACTCTTAAAAGAATTAAAAGCTTTTACTTCTTTAGCGAGCCTTAAGATAATTTTAAGTTCTTCCAGTTTATCCAGTGCCTCCATAAGATATTCTTTTCTCGTTTGCTTAGTGTTGGCTTTGGCGACCAGGATAAGAATTCTGTGTGCCAAGGTTCTTATCTCTACTCCGAAGGTATATTTGTTGTATCTATCAAAATGCCGGACTATTTTCTCAAAATAAACTGCCATGTCTTGGGCTGTTTTATATACTGGAAGTTCTTCGTAAAGACTCATCTTTACCTCGCTTGGAAAATGTCAAAAAATCAATTCACTGGCTGGAATGGACCGGCCGCACATAATTGCCGCCGTCCTTACGGCCGCCGCCCACGCTGCCATTGCAGAAGTCCACCATCCGCGCGTAGCCTGCAACCCAAGGGCAAGGCGTAATAGTCCAGTACCAACTAGTTTTGGTATCCGGGAAAAACTTTGTATTTATGGTCGGCTCGTTGCTCTTAGCCCCGGCTTCCCAGTCTATAAGAGAGATTAACTCTTCAGCTGTAGGTAGGCGCCAGTCTTTGTAACCAGCGAAATTAAGTCCCTTGCAGGAGTCTATGGCCTGCTGCCAAGGCATCCCGCTTTTAAATTCCTTTGGCAGGTCTGTATGGGGATTCTTTACCCAGATAAAGCCTGTTTTAATATCGGTAATGGTGCCATTCTTGTTATCTATGAAACGCTTTCCGGATGCTGCTATCTTTTTCTTGGCTAGTTCATAATCTGCGGCCGGCATATCTTTTGCTATTCCTGAAATATCAATACGGTCTTCTAAAATTTTTTCCATCTGTTTTTGTTTCATGTCTCCTCCTTTTAAATTAAAAAATTGTCAAACTGCCTAATCACTGGCTGGAACGGACGGGCCGCACATAATTGCTGATGCCCTTAAAACAATTGCCCACGTCGCCATTATAGAAGTCCACACCCCGCGCGCCGACTGCACTCCAAGGGCAACTATCTTGCGTCCAATACCAATCATCGGTCTTGGTATCCGGAAAAATCTCCTTATCTATGGCCGGGTCGTATTCATTGATTTCCACTAAGCTGAATAGCTCATGGGTTGTAGGCAGCCGGCAACCTATCTTTTCGCATTCCTTTTTTGCTTCTTCCCAAGTCATTTTCTTGGAAAACGTGGGATACCAAATAAGATTAAGCTGCTTATCGGTTACGGTGCCATCTAAGTTACGAATAAAATGCGTGGTATTAAGCTGTTTCTGCGGCATTTTTCCTGTCGGAACTGGTAAGCGATTCTTAAGGATATCCTTTATCTCCTTTGTTACGCTTAAAACGGTTTCTTTCTTTGCCATGCTTCCTCCTTTTGGTTAATTGCTTCCTTAATGAATACTGCCGTGCCCTCTTTGCCTTTAATGAATCTCACCTCTATACTTTTAATCCATTCCGAATCATCCCGGAATAGAAATGTTTTCTTTAGTGAATCGGTTATCAATTTTGTCCCTCCGATATAATTATCTATATCCCTCACGCGGCGTGCTGGGAAGCTTAGGACATATATTAATCTTACCGGCAGCATAAAGACAACGCGACCGAGCTTTAGCCACTCCACACTCACTTGTGCATCAAATGCTTCCTGCAGCCTATGGCGATGGATCCAGTGTTTATGCAGAAGCTCGTTTAAAGATGGCGGTAGACGTGTAAGGATGAAGTTAATTTCCATTCTGTTTTCAGACTGCTTATAAAATTTTCTTTATTGTAATTTCAACCTTTTTCTTTAAAAACCTTCTAAGAATATCATCAATAAAAATTCCGTCAGCAGTTTGGTCATAAGGTTTCTGGATTATATAGATTGGAGGTTTCTTATACTCTCCTATAAAACCGCTCCATACTATTCCCTTAATTGTTTTCTTTATTTTATTTTTGATTACCTGCGGACTTAGGCAGGATGTATCATGCATATTCAATCCAATTGTTTAAATTATGTTTCTTAAATAATATCTTCCTGAACTCCTTATATTGCCGATTGCGATATCGCAGATATTCCTCCGGCTTGTAATCGATATATTGGCCGCTGATATCTGGTGTCCAGCAAACTTTATAGCCTGCCTGCTTATATCTCCAGAAGAAGTCTTCATGATCTCCGGTTTTTAATTGCTCGTCCCATTTAACAGCAAGGATAGAATCTATCTTGGTCAGGAAGAATTGCCTGCAGATATCACAACGTTTGAAATGTAGTCCGGTTACAGGATCTGTTTCAATAGGGCCAGTTTTTGTGAGAAGAAAACTGTTATTTTTTATATCCATGAAGTATTCCCAGGGGATCCTATCCTTAAGGTCAAAACCTAGGATACCTACTTCAGAATGATTTTCGAGGAACTGGACAGCCTTATCGAGATTATTGACTGTTTCGGGGATGAATTGGATGCTATCTGCGGTTAAAAGGCAGTATTTAAATTTAAGATATGCTGCCTGGTCTATTAAATCATTTCGAGATAAAGATACTCCGCAATCGTATGTTTGAGTAGCCCATAAAATACCCTCTTTTTTTAAGGCGGATATTTTAAAACTATCGAGGAATTCTTTGTAATCTTCACGACCCTGATCTCCGATAAAGAGAGTAAAACGATATTGCCAATTTTTAAATATCGATATTATTGTTTTCTTGACCAGCCAATCCCTTAAGAATGTAGTATAGATGATCGCTATTTTCTCATTCACTAGACGGGCCTCCCATTTACGCAATATCCTTTAAGGCTGTTGGCCGGGTTCATATCGTGAAAAGTTCCCGGGTGTTTAAATCCTGGACCCTCAAAGGGAATTTCTTGAATAGTCTTTAGTGCCGCCCCCTGGAAGGCTGCGACATAATATCTATTCCAACCTCCACAATGAAGCTTCATTGTGCAATCTTCACATGGCTGCCCTTGAATGGCCGTGCTTTCCCCCATTGCCAGGGCTGCCGGCCAGACAGCTTCAGGGTTTGGCTGGTATCGGCCGTAATCCCATTCCCAGGGGTCATAAAGGACATACCGAGCATTGACTACATGTTTCCAGTATTTAGGGCTTAGGTGGCATATAGGATGATAACGAATGGTGAAGTAGGCACCTGAAGAGATTAATAACTCCGCGGCTTTTTCTATATAAGGCCTTAGTTCCTCAGGATGAACAGCTATCTCCGCGACATGATCCTTCCATTCATAGTGCGGCAAGAAACCTAAAAGCGCGATGTGGAAGGCGCCTTTATCGATAAGATACTGGGTTGTTTCGGGAAGCTGTTTATAATTTAACTGCTGTAGGGAAATATTAGCGCGAAATGGCAGCTTATTTTCCTTTAACCAAGTCATAAGCTCTCCCTGTCTCTTGCCTGCTTCTTTGTATTCCATAATCTCATCAAGGGCTTCCCCTATTGCATGAGCAGATATTTGTATATGATTCAGGCCGAGTTTAAAAAGTTCTTCATAATTTTTAATAGGTATCGTGCCGTTTGTGATGATGTTGCTTTTTAGCCCGCAAGTTCCGGCGGCAATAATTATCTCCTTAATCTTCGGATGCAGCATTGGCTCGCCTTCTCCGATTAAAACGATTCTATTTATTCCGCGAGAAAGGCCTTCGCGCATTTCTTTGATTATCTCCTGCAGGGGTTTATGGATATTTTTGTGCAGATTAGGATTGCGGCGGTAGAAGCAATGCTTGCAGCTGGCATTGCAGGACCAGGTGACGTTTATGCCGGCGCAGTTACAGGGGTTCATTTATAAATTCCTTATAATTTAATCCAAATGCTTGATTGGTCCATTACATCAAAACTATTTCCAAAGGCTTCCTCTACTGCGATCATCACCCCGGGGAAGCGCGGATGAAAGTCATGGCCGCAGATGATGCCGCCTTCTTTGATCTTGGGCAGATACCAGTTAATATCATCTTTGACGCTTTGATAGCTGTGGTTGCCATCGATAAAGATCATGTCGCAACTTTTATCTTCGATATCGCCTACGGCTTCAAAGCTCCATTTAAAAATATTGCGGGCTTTGATATTACGAGTTTCGAGATTATAAACGAATTTTTTATAACTGAAACGATTAACATTAAACATCCAGCCGGCATGGGTCTTTTCATCATAGGGCTGGAATTTATCTATACTGATAAGTTCGACAGCGGGATTTCTATCAACGCCCAGGCCCATGGTACAGATAGAGCCGCCCTGGCCGCTGCCGATTTCTACGATGCGGCCGCCTGCTTTGAAACGGCGAGCGAGCATAAAAAGCTGGAAAGTTGACCAGATTGATTGTTCAAGGATAGGAAAGAACTCGCGCAGGATATCCTCCGTAAAGCCTTGCTGAATGAAATATTCTTTATTCTGCTGGTATACTTGCATATCCGGCACTTCTACGCATTCGTCTGGATGGATGGTTTTGACGATATCTTTCCATTTCTTATTTTCCAAAAAGCTAAGGCCGCGGATTGCTTCCGGAAGTTGGTCTTTGGTTACTACTGTAAGCTGCTGCCAGCTATGTTCATAACTCTTGGAGGGATGGAAATTGGTAACATTAGGTATCTTGGGCCAGATTGTTTCCAGCCAGTCTTCGCGCATGGGGGGATTAAGTTCGGCTTGCTTAGTCTGGAAAAACTTGCGTTTGATGGCTTCGAAGTCCTTACGGACATAGGTAAAGTGATGAAGAAAGATTTCAGGAAAGTCGCGGCGGTTAAAAGGTATAAGTTTATTACCCCGAATCCCTTCCATTGATTGGGTCTTATGGCCGGCAACTAGGACGATAGGGTGCAGCATTTCAGGGGGATCAATTCTATAGAAGAGTTGCTTGATGTAAGTATACAGGGAGCATGTGAAGACATTATGAATTTTGTCTTTAATCGCTTCGAATTTAAGGCGTTTGAGGTCGCGCTCTTCCCATATTTCATCGCAATCCAGGATAAGGATATACCATTCTTTCTTGGTCTTGATTTTATCCCTGATATATTCAAATCCGAATTTGTATTGTTCGGATTGGGAAGAAGAATTATAATCGACCTGGATGATCTTTTGTTGCGGGTCGCCACCTTTATCGATAAAGTTCTGGATGGCGGCTTTAACTTTATTGTCTCCTTTTTCTCCAAGCCAATTTATGCCGGAATGGAGCATGAGGATATTTGTTACGTGCGGATAAATGGCTTTGATGCTTGCCTCGGCAAATTCCTCCCCGTCAAAAGTTTTATAAAAGGCAATTATTTCCATCCATTTAGCCTTGTAATAAACTTCATTAAAGAGCCAGTTCTCTCCACCCTGATTTTTTGCTTCATTGATATGGGTTACTTTGACCGCATTCGTGATGATGAAAGTCCCGGGCATCTGTTTGCAGAAATCATTGTCTTCAAAGCCGCTGCCGCGGAAGTTCTCGTCAAAGCGGATCCCTGACCGGCGAAAGGCTATACAGGCTGTTGGAAGTTCGTCTACTTCTATGACTTCGGGCGAAAGGTTGTGGTTATTTCCGACCATAGGCCCGGGTGTACCGACAGTGTTCATGAGGCGGGCGGAAACTATAGCTATGGAGTTATCTTTCTTAAGATAACTAACCAGGGTTTCGTTCCATCCGTCAGGTAGGCCCCTGATATCATCATCAATCATGATCAGGAAATCAGATGTGGCTTTGTTGAGGCCGATGTTGCGGTTTTGAGAAGCACTTTTTAAGGAATCAGAGGCGATGATGATCTGATAATTACCCGTGGCGGTTAGTTTGATTTCTTCTAAAAGAGGCGTTATCTCACTTTCTTTTTTACAGGTTGGGATGATGATGTCCATCATTGAGAATCTCCTCTATTGTTGGTTCCTACCCGGGTTAAGATGATTCCACGCGCAGCGCATTCGCTTACCAAGCATTCGAACCAATGGTGCTCATTGCTCCAGCGCTTTTCGTCAAGGCGGGTGCGGTAGTTTTCCACTCCTTCTATGAAGTATCCTTTGCCGGCCATATCCGCACCATAGAGCCGGATGTCTTTTGCGCCGTTTATGATTGCCAGGGCGATAGCGGTAAATGTAGTATATTCCCTCCAGATGATGTGGTGAGCGAAAGGCGCAATTTTGTTAAAATCTTCGTTTGAATCTGCAGGAAAAGTCTCTTTATAAAAGGCCTGGAAGTGATAGTTCAAAGGATCGTAATGCGCGGGGATGTCGGTTAGCCACCGGCTGGGGACCCAAAGCCGGGTTGAATAGAGTTTTGGGATGTTGTGAGGATCCACTTTCTTAAGGACAGTCTCAAAGACTTCAATATCCTGGACGGCCCAATAATCGAAATTAAAATCTACCAGGAGGATGGCGCTATTGACCGCGATAAGGCAGAAAGGATTATCCAGAGAAATAAGTTTTTGGATCTGATAGAGCGCAAGGGATGGCCCCGGACAGCAGATACCCCAGATGTCGTTGGTCATTCTTTAATCCTCGGTTTTTACTATGATCTGATTTATTTCTTTGTGTCGATATTTTATGATATGTCCGGATATTTTGATTGAGGTCTTTCCGGATTTGATGAATTCTTTTATGAGCTCGTCCCTCTGGTTTTCGAGTTCTTCTTTCTTCCTCAGGTATTCCTCTGCCTTCTTTTCCAAAGGTGACTCCGGCATGCCGGGCAATTCTTGCTGCTTCTCTTTTTTTGCCATCTTTTTATCCTCCTTTTTGCCAGGCCGCCAGCTGGCCGAGATTAAAGCATTGTTTATCGGTCGTTCCAGCTGGCGAGCGCTGGGATTATTTTACTTTAGCGATGATGCTTTTGATTTTATTTTCCATGTTCTCCTTCCCCCCCCTGTTGGTCTATTTGTTCATTCATACATAAAAGAAGCTCAAACAAACTTACTTTATATTTATTTGCGATATCCGTAATTTGCTCGAGCAAATTCATCACTCGCGACCATTCATCAGGCGTAACGGCCGCCTCCGGATCGGTCAATCGATATAGCGTTCCATTCTTGGTCTTAAGCACAAGCCTCATCGTTTAGCCTCCTGGATATAGCAGTTTTGTGCCGCATTACATTCGTTCTTACATTTACGACAACACTTTTTACACCAGGGATGAGCTGATTTGCACATCGAGCATAATTCAACGTCGGCTTTTCTTCTCACTTCGTCAGTTCCTTCTTAACCGGTTTCTTCTGTTTTTTGGCCTTGAATTCGGCTTCCACCTGAGCCCTAAGCTTTGCGGTATCGATCTTATAATGTTTACAGACCTTAGGAGTGATTGGGCCATATTGGCTGCCCCATGTGCTCCAGGCGTGATTTAATATAAGTATTTCAAAACAGAAACCGAAAAGCTCCTCATCTTTAAGCGCAAGGAAAATTTTCTTGACCTCTATCCGGATGGCATCCCCCTTGATGGCCGGGTTCCTGCGCTGGATGAACATCCGTTGCGCATCAAAGCATGCCTCATTCAAAACCGCCTCGGCGAATAAGCGTAAAAATGATAATTTATTATCCGCATTAACCTTTTCGACTATTGCCGCACATATTTTCCCGACTGTGGCTTTACGGACGCGTTCCTTCCTACGTTCAACCGCGGCGTTTGCTCCGGATGATCCTGACGAATCCCTGTCTTTTATTCCTGCTTTTTTAAATATTTTGGGCAGGTCCGTGTTGTTTATCATTTCAATAATCTTTCCGGAAAATGGTTGCACGGCGAAAGTAGTCTTGATATCTTTACAGGATTTGACAATCGGACGAAGTTTCAGGTATTGTCCCCTATAATAATGTTCTTTATCGATATTGATGAATTTATTATCCGGGGATTCATCATTCTCATACTTGAAGAGCTTTTTAGCTTCATCCTGGGAGACGACTTCTTTGCCTTGCTCTTTAAATTTTGCAATCGCGCGTTGCGTGTGCGCATTTTTCTTGGCCTCGAAGCACCCCGGATCAGTGCAGACGTCTGCACTGGAAACGTCTTTAAAAAGCTCTTTCTGTGTTCCGGTACGTTTGTTGCATTCGATGCAAGAACTTTTACCGGCCAAGCCTTTTTCTTTTGTATCAAACTGGGCCTCTTTTAGTTGCAACATGAAATGCTTGTGGATATATTCCTTGGCTATGCGGAAACTCATTGGCTCATCCCCGCGGTATTTTCCATGCGCAACTTTACTACCGGCTTCTTTCTGCAGGTGCGCCGGCACCCGGGCCACCAGGAGAGCTGTAGATGGGGAAAATTTTCCTTCGTAAAAAAGTTTGCGATTCTCCGGTATCAACTCGCAGAGTTTCAGGCGCTCATAGACATAGGCTTTGGATTTTCCGATCTTGGCGGCGATATCATCTGCGGATTTATGGCCGTGTTTCTTCATTAAAACTTCATAGCCTTCGGCTTCTTCAAGCGGGTGGATATCTTCGCGCTGCAAGTTCTCGATAACCTGGCATTCCAGGGCCTGTTTATCGTCATAATCCTTTATAATCACCGGAATCGAGGATAGGCCGGCGATTACTGCAGCACGGAACCTGCGCGAACCGCAGACTATCTCATATTTTCCGTTCGACGGCCTGACTATGATTGCCTGAAGCACACCTTTTTCTTTTATCGAGGCCGCCAGTTCTTTAAGTTTTGCCTCATCGAATGTCCTGCGCGCGTTGTGTTGTGCTTCCTTTAACTGGACCAATTTTATCTCTTCCATATCCTCCTCCTATCTTATCTTAATCTCCCCCAACACCAGCTTGGCTACTGTATTATCAAGCGTTGCGCGGTGCCCATTGAACTGTTTGACGGCACTCAGGATTTTCTCATAGATGAATTTATCAAATTCATTGAGGAATCCTGCACCGCAGCGCTTTTTATTTTCTTTGACTAGCGCCCTGATTCCGGATGCCCGGATGTAGCGGTACGTTGCCATTTATCACCTGCCTTTCTTTGCTGGGCCTGTGCGCGCATGGTCCCAAACTTTAATTATTTTATGGTTTCAATAGTGGTTTCTACTTCCCTTAAAAATCTTTTCTTAAAGGCTGAAAAGGCCTCCCTAACATGAAAAACAAATTCATCGTTATTTTCCGCTGGTTTTAATATCTTTTCTTTATGCGCGGGTATTCTTCTTTTAATGCTCAATTTGCGGTCTTTCTTCCGGCCATGAAGAATATAAGATAACGTGGAGGAGCCCAATCTAATCTTGTAAGTCTCCTTAAAAAAGTCTATGATTTCCTTACTCCTCTTTCCGTCTTTAAACATTGACCTTGCCTGCTCTTTCTGTGCATCTGTTAATTTATTCATCTATCTCCTCCACTTTAACCTTAATTATCCCGGTCCGTAAATCCGCGACCTTCGCGAATGCTGCTTTGCTTAAATCTATAATGCGGCCCTGCCGCGCTAATCTCTTGGCGGGGCCCCTGTCCGTAACCACAACCAGAATCGAAGCGCCTGAATTGAGATTTGTAATTTTAAGCATCGTGCCGAATTTCTTATCCCAAATAGCGCACGTATAATCATTTTCGTTAAACCTTTTTCCGCTTGCCGTAAAACGCCCACTTGTCCCCTCCTTTCTGCAGGATTCATAAGAATACCAAGAGGCATAACCAATTTGAATTTGTTTAGTATTTGGGTAGGCTGGGACTGAGAGAATGAATAGACTTATTAAGATCATGAAATAGGTACTTTTATGCATAATTACCTCTTATCTTCCAAAGCCGTCAAACCTTTTTGTTCAAATCTTTCATATAAGGTCTGGCCGGTTATTGATACCTGAATATAGGGCATAAAAACTTCCTGGATTTTTACCATACCGGTTCGGGCAAAGGCCATCTGCGCTTCAATCCAGCGTAAAATTTGGCGCCAGGCAATCCGCTTAGCTTGCGGCCTTAAATCTGTGCGCGGTCTTTTATAACGTAAACATAATAATTGATGACTGGTGGTTTCCATGAAAAGTCGTTCCATGCTACCTTCCTATCTCCGCAGTTAATCCATATTTATTAAATCTAAAAACAAAAACATTTTGCTCCTTTTTGCTGGCCCTCCAGAACCTTGCCGGAACCACCACATACCGTACAATCTTTTTTGGGCTGGGGTTGGAGCTTCATGGGCTTTCTTTTAGAATTTAGCCATTTATCAAGATTATCAACTTTATTGCGTATACCTATGCAATAGACTATATCTGTGAACTTATGTCTCTCCGGCCAATCGTCCGCGACAAAATTATCTACCGCGCGTTTTAGTTCTTCTATGGTTCTGCCCTCAAGGAAGCGTTGTTGGATTATTAATTTACGTTCCGGGGTAAGGTTAAGATTCTTTTTGGTTTTTAAATTAAAATAATCCATATATGTATTTATTTCTATTTCTATTTTACTTTTACTTTTACTTTCAGGCGGTACATCGTCTATACGGCGTATTAACGGTGTATATACTTCGTTAAAACGTTGTTCCCACGCCGTAATAACATCTTTCGGGGGAATGGGAAAATCTGTCTTATCTGATATGTTGCCTATGATCCGGGACCAGTTACTTACCTTTGGAACAAGGACATATTCAATGCCATTTATCTGGTATTTAATTATCAACCCTACCTCTGCCAGAATGTCTCTGATGACCTTCACTTCATCGGAAGTCACTTCCGGATAACCGCTATCTCCGGTAAAGTGCGGGAAGAAATTATCCCGCACTATCCCCGCGGCGCCGTCAAAATATCCAACATTGTCCCTATGTGTAAGAAACCCTATCCAAACGGGCCAGACAATGAATCCCTTTTTAAAATCTTTATAATATTTACCCATTTTCACTACGGCATCGGCTAAAGCTTTGTTGCGGTGGGTTTTCCAGGAAACCGGTCTGGTCTTGCAATTTCTCGCTGGCATGTTATTATTCCTTTATACGAAAGCTAATTGTCCGTGTTCTACCTTAAATTCCGATTGTCTTAATTTTTCAAGCGTTCTGCATGCAGCGCGCTTTTGAATATTATGCACACGTAACATATCGAATAATTCATCACGGTAAGTGTCTAAATATGATTTAATTTCATCTTCTGTAACCGGGATATAATATCCATAGGGTTTTTCTTTTGAAGAGCCGATGAGTAATCCATCCATCCTGAGGGAATGGATGATATTATTGATGTTGCGGATATCCGTTTCGAATTTATTGGCGATATCTATTGCCCGCAAGGTCCGGCCGCTACCGCGGCAGTTAAACTGCAGCAGTTGATAGACTTGGGTTTTAAGATCTATGGATATATTGCGCTGGGGTATTTGTTTCATAAAAAGGCTATAATGATTGCCGCAAGTATAATGGTGCCGATAACGATAAAACTATCTATAGGAGCTTCTTCAATTCTATTTTTATAATAGGGATGCATGGTATCTCCTTTCTTATAAGATTTCCTTGTATTGTGCCAATCTCTGAATGGGAAAGCATAAAGCCTTAGGTATTTGCAATTTAAGTTTTCGTTCATTTCGGCGCCTCCATCATCTTTAATAAATCAGAAACATAAAATCTTGGAGTGGCATTAGTCTCCATTTTGAGTACACGTACTCCATATTCACGCCATTTATGCCACTTTTTATAAGCCGTATGTTTGCTGATTTTTAAGATATTTGCCGCTTGTTCTAAAGTAACGATTTCAGGAGCCATTTATAATCTCTCCATCTCTTCCTGTACTTTTTTTGATTTCTGCCAGACTTCCTGAACTTTTGCTTTTAATTCTTCCCGCGTCATATTGCTATCGAAATCTTCATGCAATAATTCATTTAACATAATCTGGACATCCAGGATAAAACCTATTGCCTGACCTTTAATGCTACGTCTGCCGCTGTTAGGCCCGCCCATTTTTCACCTCCCCTTAATCCTCTTGTTCTACATCGCGGTCTAAAGTCAACAATTCAGAAGCATCCAGTCCGGTCAATAGACATAACTTCCTAAATAATTGCCAAGAAGGGTGCTTTAAATTCTTTAACTCTTTGGGGTCTGTTTTGCCCACGCGCCACTGCGATATTTCGCTGTCATCGCAGGCTAATGCTTCAGCAAGTTGCGTTTGATTCCATCCTTTTAACTCCAACCACTTCGTTAGTTTCTCTGTGATTCTGAATGCGCCTTTCATTTTTACCTCCAGTTTACTTTTTGTATCACTCATTAGTTAAAAAAATTTGGTTTCCTCACGTTAAGGCCTACGGTACTACTTTTTGTGAATTTGTCAAGGGTTTTTTTACGATAAGTAACACTATCCCGCCATAGTGTCTATTTTTCCGACGGAGTGCTACTTTTAGTAACATTAAAAATAGTTGACCTTTGGATATATTGGTTGTATAAATAGTGTCAATCTCTAATTTTTTACACAAAGAAAATCCCTGTATTAAAATATGCCTACTATGCTACTTAAAGACCGAATAAAAGATTTGCGGAAAGAAAAAAATCTCTTACAGAAGGAACTCGCCCAAAAAATCGGGATTTCTAAACCGACCGTGTCTGCGTGGGAACGGGGTTCAAGATTTCCTAATTCCACTCAACGTAAAAACCTTTGTAGAGTCTTTGAAATTACCGAAGCCGAACTCTTTGGTGGTACTCCTTCTAAAATCTCTCCCGACATCCTTGCTGCTCTCCAAGATCCGATAGCAGTGAAGACGCTGCTTATCACCTATAAAAATTCGCAGGATGTTAAGAATACTATCAAGGCCCTGCTGGAAACTTTACCAAGTCTTGCACCGCAGAAAAGGCAAGCTATAATTGCTTTATGTAAATAAAAACAATAAAATATTAAAATGGAAAAACATTACAAGTTTGGACACGAAACTTCTATAAATCTTTCCGGCTGCTCTTTTAATGATGAAAATGCTGAACAAGCAATAAAATCAAAGCGGCGGGTTTGGATTAAATATAAAAATGAGCATAGCGAAGTTTCTGAGCGCAAGATAGATATTTATTATTCAAAATTCGGTTATTTTTTTGGCTGGTGTCATCTTCGTAATCAGATCAGGACGTTTAAATTATCAAATGTAATAGAATGGCAAATACTTGAAGATAATTTCGAATGGAACGAGGAAACCGCCGCTATGATCCGTAAAAAAGCTTTTGAGGATTAAAAGAGGTCTTCATGAAAAAATCTTTATGCGTTATTCTATTATTATCTTTATTTGGATGCGCCACCATTCCTCCAATTAGAACTGGAATGATTACTTCAACTCCTCCAGGAGCAAATGTTTATTTTAATAATAATGTAACTGGCGTAAAGCTTATTAGTGTTACTCCGTGTCCAATCAATTATAAAAACCCAACATCTTTTTATAATGATGGATGGCTCCTTATTTCAATGCCAGGATATGAAAATGATATTTGGCGATTCCCTAAAGAAGGCCCCATAGATCATAATTTTATTTTAATAAAAGATATATCTTTACAAATAAAAGAATCCAATCCTCCAACCGATAAAGAATATTTAAAAAGAGTAATTGATGTCATTGGTAAATGTGATAAATTCCTACATTCTGCAAGGATATTAGCTTCTGCAGTAGCCTCAGAGGCAAATTCAGAATATGAAAAATTTAATCTTGATTTTCCGCAATACAAAGATAATGTAACTAATAAATATTTATCGACATTAGTAAATTTTTGTATTTTTGTTTCTAACAATGAGTGCGCCGTAGAAAATACTATTCTTATACCTCAGATACAAAATTTAATTAAAAAGATTAAAACGGGGATAGGAATTTAAATAACTAAAGATGTCCCACCTATACCGCCGTGATCGGATATACTGGCTCGCCTTTTATAAAAATGGCGAGCTCTTCCGCAGAAGCCTCAAGACTAAAGATCGGGAAACGGCTAAATATCTGGCAAGCAAGATCAGCCAAGAGATAACTGAAGGTAAATATATCAATATTAATTATAACCCAGCTTGTGACAAAATTCTTGAAGAATATGAACAAGCTACCGAGCACTATAAGGTCAAGAAAACCTTGAAAGATGACTCTGCACGGATTAAAAATTTTCTTTCCTTATCAGGTATCAACACCTTAAAGCAAATAGACGAGAAAAAATTCCAAGATTATTTAAACCGCCGTATCAATAATGATAAGATCAGCCTTAACAGCGCAAATCGTTATATCTCTACCATAAAAGCCTGGCTGAATTTTGCAGTAAGGCGTAAGTATATATTTGATAATCCCATAAAGGACCTTAAGAAATACCCAATCCCGCGCAATCCCCCGAAGTATTTAACGCAAGATGAAGTTAAGCGGATTCTTGATGCCGCAAAAGGTACAAGGATATATCACGCTATATTTATTGGACTTTATACCGGCATGAGACAACGCGAAGTAAGTTCTTTAGAATGGCAAGATATTAATTTTGAGGCAAATACAATAACTATCCAGAATAAGGGCTGGTTCACAACAAAATCAAAAAAGTTTCGGGTTATTCCTTTGCATGATAAACTTAAAGAAATATTATTGCCTCTTAAAAAAGAGACAGGAAAATGTTTTGATTTGACTAATTATAGAAAAATATTTCCAGAAGTTATTAAACAGGCGGGTCTAAAGAATATCGGATTTCATCATTTTCGCCATACATGCGCGTCAAATTTGGCTTTGGCAGGAGTTGACCTTTATACTATTTCGCAGGTCTTGGGGCATAGCAATATAACCGTTACGCAACAATATTCCCACCTTACTAAAGATCACCTCAGAGTAGCCATAGAAAAGCTTAAATTTTAATAGCATTCACATTTCCATTCACTAAGCAACCACAACCTGATATTTAACAAGGTATTATAGGATAGGCGGAAAACTACCACTGAGCTACCTCGGCTTTTTTCTATCTATTTAGAATACCAGTTATTTACGATTTTTTATGCCTTTATCGTCGAATAACCTTCCTTGTATTGCTTTGCATTGTTTAGTATACTATTATATCGTTTTGCGGCCATATATTCACAATTTATTCACAATCTCGAAACTTTGATTTAAAGCCCTATTTTTGCCATCTAACAGCCTCAAGGCGCTATGATATCTGCCTTAAAAGGGAATTATACCATCTCTATCATTTTAAGCAAGAAATTATTATATGGGGAAGATCGCGCGGGTCAATGCGGCCGCCTTAGTTCCGCTCGCCGCGCGACTTGGGGAGAAAAGCCCTCTGTTACTTCTTAAATCTGATCCCTAGGTGCAGCAGCAGGCAAATCCAACCCAACAGCATGCCCCCAAGAATAATCATTCCCTTATATTGATGTTCTACTATCAAGGTCCATATTTGCTGGGATATAGTTTTACCTATGTAGTAATGAGCTGCATATTCTATAAATCCAAATACTAATCCGAAAATAATAAAAGTAAGAGTCAAAAAATACTGTTTGTAAATAATTGCTGGTATAGTAAAAAACAAAAACATCAGAATCAACAGTACATTGCTCATTTGCTCAATCCCAGTTTAAACCCAAACAGTTTAATCCCCACAAAAAAGGAACTCTTGCTTCCGTAGTAATTATTATTGTTAATTATTTGCTCCGCCCTCTGTTCTTGCGTGGGCGTGGGATTAGTATGGGGTTTAATGAATGTAACATAGCAAGACCATACTATAAGGGCAACAAGAGATAAAACAATCAATCCCTTTATCACCACCGATGTTGCTTTACCCAATGCAGTTGCACTTATATCCGCAGCTTTAGCGATTAAAAATGGCTCTGGCATTACTTCTTCACCTTCTTCCAGTTTAATGTGCTACCTGTGTATGTAAAATATGCCACCGCAGCTAATCCTCCTATTATTACGAAAACTATGTCTAAAATCAATCCAATCATTTTACTCCACCTCCCTTAGTCCTTAATTACCTTCTCATTGCCAATTATTCTTTAACTCCGATATTTTTGGTATGTTCCTATCAGCAAATCTCTTTGAGTCTATCTGCCAATCGCAGTTATTTCTAAGGCAAATTATCTTATCGTCGTGACCACCCAGAATCTTGAAACCGCATTTGGGGCAACCTCTCGTCTGTCTATTATCCGCTAACTCGGCTTCCGCTTGAAGATAATTTCTTAAAGGATCATCGGGGTATCCCTCATCCCGATAAAATTCATAGAGTTCAAAAGCACGTATTCTTATAAGTTCTTCTAACCCTTTTTTATTCATTTTTATATTGACAATTAATTTAAGTCTGTTATACTTAATTTATCTAAGAGGGAAACGGTATTTTTATGCCCAAAATCGGCGCTTAGTAAGGTTGAGTAACTTAACCGTTGCTCTCTTAGATACCTGAACAGCGCCTTAATTTTTGAGGTAATAAAATGGGATATAAATATCCTAAAGGTAATATCCCTTGGAATAAAGGGAAAAAATGTCCTCAACTTAGTAAAGCATTTATGGGGGAAAATAATCCATTTTATGGAAAACATTTGACTAAAAAACATAAAAGAAAAATAAGTAAATCTCTTAAAGGTAGACCACTTACAAAAGAACATATAAGAAAAATTACGGAAGCACAGATGGGGGAAAAATCTCATAGATGGAAAGGAGGAATAATAAGACATCCTGAAGGGTATATTTATATAAAAAACAGAAAGCATCCTTTTTGTAATAATGAAGAATATGTTCGTCGTTCCCGTCTTATTATGGAAAAACATCTTAAAAGATTTCTTAATTCTAAAGAAGTTGTCCATCACGTTAATGGTATTAAGGATGATGATAGATTGGAAAATTTGCGATTGTTCTCTAATGCAAGTGAACATTTTAAATTGCATTCTTCTAAAAGAAGAAGAAATACTATTGGTCAATTTTTGTAATGCCCTTGCCTCTACTTTTTCTCTAATACGCTTGTCTATCATCTCAATATCATCTTCCACGCCGCCGCTACCACCGCTCCTAATCCGCCCAGCAGAAAAATTCCCACCAGAATTTTGGAGTGTAGTCCCGTCCGTTCAAATAGCAGAGTGAATTTCTTATCCACTTTAGTAATGTAGCCATCATTGCCGTTGCCGTAAAGAAGCTTGTGAATATCCTTAGTGAATTCTTCCGTATGCTTACTGGCTACTTCTATACGGATAACAGATTCTTTTATTGCCTCTGTTTTATCGTGAATACGTCCAATGGATGCGCTATATTCTTCTCTCTTCACGAAATCTTCTGCCATACCTTCTCCTTATTGCTCATTTAAATTGTCCCAACTTCTGATTTCGCCAAGATATTTTCAATTTTATTCATATCAGTAATTAAATCATTGCAGATTTTATCATTTATCTTAAGCATAAATAGGGTCTTTTTGTGGTTCTTAATAACTTGTGCCAAAAATTTATATTCATGCGGGATTATCTCAAGTTTAATCTTTTGTTCTTTATCTGTAGAGTTCTGGCCAATCTGCATCCTATTTATAATCTACATCTTGTCCTGAGTATCCATTTAGATAATGTTATAAAAGTCGCAGAACCTGCTACTTTCTGCAAAATATAAACATTAGCTGCCATTATAAAGGTAACATTCGTTGCATCGACCGATACGCAAAGTCCATCACCATAACTGTGACCTAACCAGGTATGAACTTCGTCGTTAACAGAATAACCATATTCCGCAGAGATGCATACTAAACTTGCTTGAATTACCGAAGGCATTGCTCCTAATCCGTGTGCCAATGTCTGAGGCGTATTTGCTACTAATGTTGCTGAATCAATAATGGCAATATCCGCGCTCGCTACGCGCTCAATATTTCCGGATGCATTATTATAAAATGAACCTATTTTTTTGTAGAAAGTACATCCTGTTGGGGTGGTTGCGTTTTTGGAAATCTTAATCGTAAAGGTAGTCGCAGCACTATCAGCTACCGCGTAGATATAATATATAGTGGAATTTTCCTCAGCGCCCGTATCAAGATTATCCCAGTTGACCGTTACTTCCGCTATATTCCTGCGCCAACGGACATTATTAGAAGCATCTGATATGGCAATTTTACCTACTTTTACTTTTATTTCCGCGTCTCCGCTACGATATATTTCACAACTCTTTTGATATTCTAATAATAAATTCTTAAGACTGTCCGTATAACTTTGTGACGTACAACCCATCCCTCCAAAAGCAGTTTCTATAGCTTCAATTTCATCATAGGGAGCATTAAATAACGACGCAACCAGTTTAGTAATACCATTTACTACCTGAGTAAATGTTTTCTTTGCATTAGGAAAAGAGGCTGCCATAATATCTCCTTAATATTGTTGTAAATTACTGAGAGCTAATTCTAGTCTTTTAATCTTCATTGCTGTCTCTAAAATCGTATCTCCAAGCTCAATGGTAATATTAAATCTCCCCGCGGTATTCGAGAGATTATAGGTAATCCGTTTTATTTGAGCGCTGAAATAACTTCCCACTGTTACATTATCTCCGCCATCGCCTGTCAAGCCTATGCGAATGTCGCTACCATTTTCAGGTGATGATGTGGCCACCCCGCCAGTCCCGCTAACGGTTACATTAACCGGAATTGAGAAGCTATTTGCATTAATATAGGTTATGGTATGAGTTCCATTAATATTTGGCGTTGAGCCGGTATGCCCGCTGATAATAACTATTTCCCCATTTATAAAACCGTGGTTTGTAGCGGTGATTACTGTAGGGTTAACTACGCTGCTTGAAATAATTGCCGATTCTGCTCCAATAATGTCCCCTATTATATCTCCCAAAGAATCGCGGTCGTATTTAACGTCATAAAACGCTATCAACCCGAGAGGGACCGTATCCTCTATCCGTATATTAGTATTTAAAATTTTAGCCTTGATATTAAAGAGGGGATTCGCGTTATCAGATAATAACGTCCCAAGATATTGATCAGCTACGGTATCAGTTATAATAGACCCATTGTTGACAATTTTTTCTGAAAGGTAATATAGATCCTGGCTCTCCGTAGCCTCAGCTGTACGTTTATATTTAGACCCTGCAACAGTCCCGCCGACTAGATATATCCTGTTAACAAGTTTGCTCCAATCAACACGGCGCTCAAGGTTTGATATATTATCACCGACAAAAAATTTCCGATGTATAATCTCGCTCTCCGTACGCCAAAAGAATATTAAATTTTCATCAACACCATATTCCACATTTCCGGCAAGTGTTGCCAATGTAGTTAATGCTTCCTCAACAGTGGTTAAAAATTGTATGCTATCGGCCACAAAAGTCCCTGCATCGATCGTCCCTTTAGTAATAGGAGAATTGGGAGTAATGAAAGTATCAATAATATTACCTACGATCACAGATAACTCTGAACTGGTATATTCTTTAATATCTCCCGCATCCTGGACAATCAGCCTCTTAAATAAGTTAAAATATCCATATACGTCGAGTTTAATATTCTGATTCGGCTGCAATATTGGAGTTATATTCTCAATATATCCCCTATAAACAAGTTTTGTTGTCGAGCCACTTTCTACACGGATACGAATATCATCCCGTGCATTAAAAATAATATCGCGATAACCTTTCTTAATCGTTATATTGCAATGCCCGCATCCACCGAACCGATTCCATTCCCATTGGACATCGCTCACAAAAGGATGAATATATTGTCTAAGATTTCCATTTTTATCCCGAAGTTCAATTGTATATTTTGTAGGATTAATTGAAGTAGGCATAGTTTAGTATTGAACTATCTTAATACCATGCGTCACGATAACTTATTTTAACTGTTGTCCCTGCAGGGCCAATAAACACTATCGTGTTATTACCCGGGGCAAGCTCCATGAAATCTCCCTCAAAATTTGCGGTATCATCTGCTGTATTATTTAGGACTTCAAAATCATCAGTGTCAACGCGGTTATCTATTTCTAATTTCTCATATTCGGCAATAGTTCCGCGGTATTGAATCATCTGCGCCGGGGTAGTAGTCTGATTCTCTATCTTACAGTTATCTGCAATCCCGCCGGCAGGAGCTGTTATCTCTATTTTTATGCGCGTAGGGGCATTGCCGGCATTGTTTATGGGATAACCCACTCCGCTTGTCGGTATGCGTTCGTCGGTATGCAATTCTCCGTCGGATAGCCAAAAGGGATAATGGCTAATAAAAGATACTTTTCCTTTTATAATCCCCCTTAGCTTCTCTTCATCTATCTCGAGATCTAAAAGTTGAGCCATAATATAACGGTCATCATCAAGAGTAAATTTTTGTAGTCCATTATGAAAAGCTGCCTTGAGAATATCTTTGTTTATTCTTAAATCATCATAGTTATCTCCGACAATGGTAAAATTAAAAGAAAAAGTCAATGAGGCCCTTTTGGCTTCTTCAGCTATTGAACCTTCTATTCCGGGAATTTTAGTTAACTGTGGGTCCTTATTCTCCTTAGAAGATATCTTGCCAATAGTGATATCCCCAGATTGCAGGTTAAGTGGACCAAATTTTAATTGGATTTCATTAGCCATTATATTCTATTGATTTCCTCATTAAGTATATCTGATACCTTTCTTGCCATAGTAAAAGCGAATTTATCTAAGCCCTCTTCGCTTAAGACCACAGGATTATAATTAGCAATTTCTATGTTTATGATGTTCGGGCCGCCCGATATGTTGCGGCCAAATCTTGAGTTTTCCAATGGTACAATGGCCTCATCTTTGTAATTCTCCCCTGCAGATATGAGGCTCCCATACCTGGATCCTTTTATTAAAGCGCCTTGCTCCGCCCCTGGAATGGCTAAGGCCTGTGCAATTCCTACCGTTGTGGCAATACCTGCGCTGGCTGGAACCGCATTTGCTCCAAAAGTAGCCAAGGATACCATGGCCGCAGCAGGCGCCCATGCGCTTGCTATCGCACCTCCAGTAATCAAAGCCGCGGCAACTTCTCCGGCCTGCAGTATCTTACTTAGGGCAAAGGCAATTAATTTTTGTATACTCCAATCAACGAGGATTTGAATCATCTGCATGCCCAGTTTCTTAAAGAATTCCTTTGCATTGGCGACTCCATTAATCATATCCATAACTAATTGAGACATGCCCTGGGCAAAGGCATCCCGGGCCTGGCCCACTACTGTCCACATGCTCATGTGAGCCTGCTTTTGAGTTTCAAGGGCTACTTGCAGGAATTCCGTCTCCGATTGCAGCCTTGCCAAGTCCTTGCCCAATTTCTCATTATTCCAGGCATCCCACATCGCTCTGGACTGGGCAATTGTTTCCTCCTGCTTCCGGATGTAATCCTGGACATAGGTATCGCCAGCGCCGGCATTAAGATTCTTTTGCAGATTGTCAAAGAATCCTCCTCCCAGGGGCTGCTGCAGGCCTGAGAAGACTCCTGATATTTTGGATTTAAGGTCATCGAGTCCTTTGGCAAGTTCTCCTTCACCACCTAATGCCTGGGCCATCTTTTCAGTGCTTTTATTGATATCAATTTCAGCTCCCTGCATAATATCATTTAATGTTCCCCTGAATTTTTCGCATTCCGTAGCAGCTGCGCGATAAATTCCTCCTATACCCCCAGGGAGCTTGCCTAATATTTCATAAAATTTTTGTAATCCTAATACGATTTTATCTAAGGCCCAAGTAATACCTTCAACTAGTTTCAGGAATCCAATTTGAACCATGCGGACGGCAATCTCTATGGCATTTAATATTTTTGTTGCTACGCCTTCAAATTTAAGAAAAATGAATATTAGGATACCTATGGCAATGGCGATTCCGGCTAGGACCGGATTTGCCAAGGCAAAGGTCATTATTGCTGAGACTATTTTAAAGATTGACCCGGCCATGCTGATTAGCTTCCCGGTAAGGCTTGTTACGATGCCTCCTATGATCAAGAACATGCCCCCCATAAAAACAGCCTGGACAATCATCTGCTGTTGCGCAGGGCCCAGGCTTTCCCACATTCGAAGAAGGTTTCCAAGGATAGTATTAAGTTGCTGGATGACCGGAACAAGGGCTTGAGCAATCGAAACCTGAAAGGTATTAAAGGTTGCCTGAAGATTGTCTGTTTCTTTTTGTACATCTGCTGAATATTTTGCGGCGCTTTTAAATGCCAGCATAAGGGGCCCGGTTATGGCCGCGCCTAAAAAAGATATTGTATTTCCTACCTGTGATAGATCCCTGCCAAACTGTTTTATGTGTACGCCGGTCTCTTTAACTTGGTTGGCGAACTTTTGGAGGCCGCCTTCAATGCTGGCGATCCGCTTTGAAACCTCATCTTTCAACTTCATTATTATTTCGAGTTCGTGATTGCTCATTTTTTGAGATTCCTCTGCAGGTATTCTTTAATTTTCGGTACTTCAATATCAATTATCTGTAAAGCTTCTATCAGCTTATTAGGCTGATCCATCCACCCGCCGGGATTTGGAAAGAATCCCTTTATGAAAAAAAAGTATGCGGTAATAAACAACTGACTTTGCCGTGTAATGATTTTTAAGGGACATCTTTGAAACTCCCAATTCAGATGTTCAAGATTCCAGGCTCCGGGGATAGGGGAATCTTCTTCGCATCCGCGCTCGATCCTCTGCTCTTCCGTACAAGAAAGGCAATCAAGCTCCTGTGTCGCAAGCCAGATTGCCAGGATCAGTTTTTTTTCTGTTCCTCTGTCAAAGAATTCTCTTTGAGAATCTCCTCAGATAATTCGTTTCTTAATTCATTGCCTAACAATGCAAGAATAGGATCTGAAACTGCATCATAATTCTTGCCTCCAATGGACACGCTAATCTTATCAAAAACCACTGGCTTTTTAGCTTGTGGGTCAATAAAATTTTCCAGGCCCTTTAACCCAAATTTTACCGCCAGAAGGGACCGTTTCCCGATTGCGATATTTGCTTTAGCTTTTTCTTGGGGACCTCCCGCGCTGAATTCCATCTGGGTAGTCTGGTCATCGATATGCGCCCGGATATTAGGGTCCAATATTCCCAGAATAAATATTGATGGATTATCTTTATCCGGTTCATTTTTTGAAATGTATTGCCTTGTTTCATAGATATTAACACCCATCATTGCCATAGCCGCCTCCTTGATTGCTTAAAATCGTTTTAATAATGTAAAATCGTAAGTTCGTTATCGAGATCGATATCGCCGTTGAAATCAAAGGTACATTTGGCTGTTGCCATTCCATCCCGGGAGTCATCCTCGATTTTGTTATATTGCACTTTCGGGCCGTAGAATCTGAACCTGTTGCCCGCGGAACTTCCTACCACAAAATCCAAGATCATTTCCGTATTGCCAAACCACTTGGAATGAAAATCATGGCTGGCTATGGAAAGCATCTCCGGATTAAAAGAACCGGTAAGCTTTCTGGGAACAGAAATAAGGAATGAAAGGATCCCTTTTGTCTCGCTGACGTCATCCCGGGAGACAATAGTATTTTCCAGGTCTATCTCCATTTCTGAAAGCTTTGCCGCTACGTTATCGATGGATAACGCTGCGCTAAGGAATGCCGGCGGGATGGTGGTTTCTCTTCCGGTAACAGTTAAAAGAGAAGAATCAGTAACGCTGACCCCGGCCCCCTTGAACTCATAATCCATCAATGCCCGCTTGCCGGTTTTGAAACTGAATTTTATTTTTGACCCGCGGCAGCCCTTAAGGAGTTTTTTAAGGCCATCTTCATAGCTTGCCATCGTAAGACTGGAAATACTATCGGTAATAGGCTTAAGTTCCTTGCCTGTAGCGGTAGGAGTGGATGCAGTTGTGGCCGTAGCTCCGGAAGTCCCTCCGGTAATGACTTCTCCGCTCTGAAATGTTGCTGTACTTGTGGGTACAAATAAAATGGCTGAAACGCCGGTAGCAGTTTTAATAACTACTCTTCCGTGTGCATTTGAAGATGTGCCCACGATAGTTTCACCGTGTTGAAAAGGGCCAGTAGTAATTGTGCCGATATTAATAGAATAATAGGTGGCTGCTGTAAAACCGCAGGCCTTGATGTATTTGAACCAATCCGGTTCAGTTGTTGCAGCGCCTGATCCCCTCAACTCAAGAGAAAAAGAAAGCGTCCCGGGAAGTTTGCCAAAGATGCGCCCGATTCGCGAACCTCCTATGCTTGCTATTTCCCGCTCATCAGGTTCAGGTTCAAATGCTACCTTAGGATTAATCACTAAACTTTTTGCATCAGCTGCCGCTAAAGATACCGCTTCCCCTTCAGGATCTTCTACTTTTGCCGCGATTTGCCTTTTTCTACTTAACATTGTTTCCTCCTTTTGGTTGGAAAAAGTTTTAAATTATCTATACATAAAGCGCTAAATCGGTAAATTTGTGTTTATATAGGATTTGCACCTCAATGATCAACCCGAAGCTCAGTTTGCCTTCCGCGCTCTCAAAAGGCACTACGCTAAGTATGCTCGTCTCTTCGGCATATCCGCCGCGGGTATAATCCGCCATAAGGGCCTTTTCTATATCGAGATCCAGACTATTTAGGACCGTATCGGAATTTTCTGTAGCATCATCATCCTGCCTGGTCCAGACATCCAAATTGACAGATAATTTACAGGTTGTCTGGGGATCAGGCCCCGGCTCTTTGCTTTCCGGGCCGGCATTGATGACTATGGTAGGGACCAGGCGGATATCATTCCCTTTTTTATTCCAGCGCTGGACGCTTGCAATAGTATTATTGTATTTGTTTGCGACTGTAATAGTCTCCAGGGTTGTCTTGATATTTTCCAGTATTGATTCTTTTCTTGAAGTGCTCATGTCGTTTTATAAAGTGTGTCCTCTATTGATTTATTGAGGATATTAATACGCGTTTCTTGCATTGAATCCCAGGTTTGGTAGAACCCAAGGCGCGGACGGATCCTTATTTTATTCTTCATGACGAAAAGAGGCAGGATTTCCCTTGAGCGTTTCTTTATTTTAGCGAGGAATCTCTTTCCATTTGAAATAAACTCGATAATGTCTTTTCGAGTTCTAGGTTCCTTGTATTGAGCCTTGATCCTCCCCGGGTATTGGCCTCCGACGAACATTTCTGGGCGCATTGAAAGAGGAACGATAAGTGCTCCGCCAGATGCGCTAATGACACCTCCTTCTTCCTGCAACCTCGCGATCTTTGAATCGCTAAAGATTATCATGCCCATACCTTCCATATCTTGTGAAAGAAGACTGGCGCGGGTAAATCGGGTAAAGATACCATGCGGCCTTCCCTTTACGCCAGGGGGCCCCTGGAGCCGGGTTTGACGGAAGATGCTGAGAAACTTACGGCTTATATGGTCCATGCCGTCAGCAATTTGATATTTAAGCTCTTTCGGGAATATCCTCAGTGCTCTTTCCAGATTGGCTGTATTTATTTCGGCGGTTATCTCTTCCATATTATTTTTGATTAATTATTACAAAAAATGATATCCTCTGAATTAATTTCCTTTCCGTTCTCAAATTTTATATGTATATTTTGTCCTTTAAATGCCATCAAATTTTCTGGTCTATTGTCGTCTTTAATTCCGTTTATATGATGTGATATTTCCCACTTATGCAAATAACGGCCAATTTGTTTTTCTATAATTAACCGATGCTCACGCACATATCCTTCGCTGTTTTTAAAAGGGTGTTCTGGCTTTTTAATAAGAATATATCCCATCTTATCTATTACTTTTCCATTCTTCCAGTGGGGATTATTTTCTAACTTGTTACTGCATTTATGAGAACAAAATTGCCCCCAACCTCTATTAATATTACTATTAGTTGTAAAGAATTTTTCACTACAAACTGGACAGATTATTATTTGACCATAATTCCGACAAATCTGATTCTTTCTTGCCCCTGTTTTAAGAATATATCTTATAAATGGTCTACCGTTTTTATATTCAACTCTTTCAATTTCCATACTATTTTTGTAAAAGTAGGTGCCAACACCCTTCATCCTGACCCAAGATATCCTCCACAACCCAGGAAATAGATGCATCTCCTACACGTTCCGGCAAGGATACCGTATCTGCACCTTTATTGATCGATATGACTCCGTTCTCTGCATCGTTTGCGATCATGATCTCAACCTGATTTATCAGCGTGCGGCCGGAATCCTCACCAGATGGAATAATGCGCTTACGTTCTACGATAGCCGGGATCTGTTTTGCCGTTCCCCCCTTGGGGGTATATAAAATTGGCTCAGCAAATTCTCCGGTCTGCAGGAACGTTAAAACCGCGTCATTATTGAGTTGCTCTTTGAAGGACATTATTTTTTCTTTTCCGGTACAGTCACGGTCTTTACTTCGCTAAGCTGCATGGCGATATCCACATCTTCAACCGTGATTTTCGGCTCGGTTTCGATAATAGCAATAACCGTTCCCGCCGGGATCTTTATACCCCTAATACTTTTTTCAACGTTCAAAATCAATTCGCCTTTCATAGAAACCTCCTCACAGGCCCAGGCCCCATACGGGGCCCGGGCAGACATTTTTACAAAAATGCTACGTTATTAGGTGGTATGCAAAGTTAGCTTAACCGATTTATCCCAGAAACCTAATCCGACATTGCGATTTACCTTGATGCCATATTCATGCGCGTTGTTGTCATGTTCGAAATCGCTGCCTTCGGCCTTAGCGGAAAGCGTGTAATCGGTTTCATTCTGGAGAATAAACGGTTTAGCAACACCATCTATTCTGTCGATATACAACGCATCCGTTGCTGCCAGGCGCGGATTGACGCTAGGAACCAGCTCAAATTGATCCTTGGCCACGAGTGCCGGGTTATCCACCACACCGGTGCCGGTAGAAAGGAAATTGGAGCTTAAGGCCTGGATCAGGGCGCCGAACATATTAACCGGTACCTGGACCAGGAACCTGCGGGCATCTTCGTTTGCGGGCTCTCCCTGGTCATCCTTAAACGAGAATAGATGCTGCACGCCTTTTAAGATGACTTTCGCCAATTCAATTGCCGTGGGATTAGCCGCAGCCACTACCGATAATTCTGAGTAAACAGAATAAGTTAAGAGGTTCGATAATGTGCCACTGTCGCCCCAGCTGTGAGCTGCTGAATAAAAATATTGTCCGTCTATGCAAACTGTGCTCGTACCGGCAATACGCAAGGTTGTAAGAAGTTTTGCCCAATGTTGATTATAACGGTCCACGAGCTGGCCCAAACGTATGCGGATGAACCCGGTCTTATCCCTGCGTAAATCGTCAACAGAGAGAATAACCGTTGCTTCGAAGAGCTTGTTTATTACATCGATACCGGCAGTACGTAATGACTTCACGGAACGGCCGCCGATCCATTCCCTCAACGCAGGAGAAGCTCCGATGATCTTGTATTTCTCGGTTTCCTGGTTGGAAGTGAACTCCATGCCGACCAGATACGGCCAGCTAGTGTCCTTGGATGCCTCGATACCGTTATCGATCATCCCTATAATATCTCTACTCGTTAATACTCCTTGATCCATGGTTACCTCCTCCTTTTGGTTAAAGTTAAAAAATTAAAACTTATATTGACCGAACCGATAGTGCCTCAAAAGCCACGATGCATGAGGTGCCAGAAATCCAACGGATGATCTTGCCAATCGCAGAAGCGCCGCTAGAGGTTAACGTGAATGTATTATCATCGGTAGCATATACGTTTGAACCTTCATCGGTTACCGCAGTAACTCCGGTAACAGATAATTGAATCCTTCCCTTCTGCTGCACTTTGACGTTAATCGCGCCTGCGATGCCGGCGGAATTGTCTGCCTTTTTTACTGCGAATCCGGCGAAGTTATCTGCCGCCACTAATGGACGGAAATATCCGGAACCGTTTTCGCCTACTGCCGCGCCTTCGTAGATGATATCTGTAGCGACAACAGGAAGATCGTTGAATTGCCCTGTTTCGTAATCCCTTGGTTTGTTATCCGCTAACGTAGTCATGGTTTATCCTCCTCCTTGGTTAATGGTTATTATTTCTATTCTTTGCCGACTCTTACCCTGCCTTTGGAATGCGCGCGCGTATAGCCGGTATAGGTTTCGAGGCTGGCAAATTCCTCATGCAGTTTGGGGGTGATTTCCCATTCGCGCTTGCATTTCTCTTCGAGTGTTTCTTCAGATGCCGGCTTTTTACTGGCATCTAGTTCCGCGTCTGGCCCTGGTACTACCGCGGAAGCATCTTTAAGGGTTTTAAGGAACGCTTTATTGGCCTCTTCTACGGTCTTGCCTTCACGGATACACTGCAAGGCAACCGCTTCCATCCCCTTGGGCATGGCGGCGCAAATATCCTCTATGCGCTTTTTCTCCGCGGCCTTTGTTTCTTCGACGCCTGCCGTTTTGCCTTCCTTAAGGCCTAACTCCTTACCTTCTTTGATTCCGGCCTCTTTGCCTTCCTTAAGGCCTAACTCCTTGCCTTCGGCCGTCAAAGCCTCAGCAATAAGCTTGTGTTCCGCTTTTACTTTCTCAATGGTCAATTCTTGTAACATGTTTTCATCCTCCTTTTTAAATTTATCATTCTCTATTTTTAGGCCATTTGAGGTATCGGCCCTAACACTGGATTTATTATCTTTCGTTTTTCCAGCTTCTCCAAAAATCTCTTCTATGGTCATTACCTCATCGATAAGACCCATTTCAACAGCTTCTTCGCCTATCCAGATCTCTCCCGTGGCAACATTTTTCACCTCCTCTATTGATATGCCGCGGTTACGCATAACTGCTTGCGTGAATAAATCATAATGCTTATTGACTTCCCTTTGTATTACCTGTTCATCTTCTTCCGTCATCGGCTTATCCGGATGTCCTACTGCTTTATATTTACCGGCCTTAATAATTTTGGTTTTTATGCCCTCAATATGGTTTGCCACAGACCAATCATTTATGACGGCATACACGCCTATCGAGCCCACCTCTGAGCTTTTTGAAGCATAAACTTCGCCTGCAGCAGATCCTATGAAATAGGCAGCTGACGCCATCTGTCCATCTCCGAAAGTTATAATCGGCTTAATATTCCGTAATGAATAGATAAAATCTGAAAATTCCGCCACACCGTCAACGCTTCCTCCGGGACTATCGATATCCAGAACAATTTTTTCCACTGCCGGGTCTTGTATGGCGGCTTGTAAATCCCGCTTGATTTCTTCGATAGAGGTTCCTTGAGGCTGCGAGATACCGTGTACTTGACTCATGCGTTTGGCAATTATGCCGTAAATGGGTATACGTGCGATCCCATTAATGACTTCGTAATCTGCCTTTATCTTCTTATCAGTATTTATCTGTTGAGCAATTATCTCAGACGAAAGTTTTTCTCCGCGCAGATGGCGCTCCACGATTTCCAGCATCTTCTGAAAAATATCTTCTTTTATCGCCCAAGGACGCATAAAGAATAGATCATTGATTTTTTTGGCCATTGGCTCCTCCCTTATTATTCGTCATTCCCGATAGAATAAGTTTTTTGCCTTCTATTTTATCCAATCCTAATTCCTTGCGCTTCGTCTCCTCGCGGGCCCGCTGCTCTAGGACCTCTTCCCAGTCTTTACCATGTACTGCGCATTCATCCGCAAGGGTTGATACGTTGCCGGATATTGCATCAAGAGAAGCGTTGATCTCTGCTTCAGGATCAATATACCCCCATCCCGGGGCTATCCACTTAGCGCGGGTATAATCCAGCCGGCGCTCAAAATAATTGGGAGCATCTACCTCCCCGCGCAATACCACTTCATCCATGAGCATTTCCCAGGTAGGCTGGCAATATTTACCAGCTGACCATTGTTGCCGATATTGGAAAAATTTACGCGCTTCCAAGATCGCCGCGCGCGCGCTGGAATAATTTGTCTTTGAGAAATCGCGGATAACAAGTTCGTAAGGTAAGCCTAATCCGGCTCCGATAAAACGCAAAACCTTATCCACAAAGGGGTCGAACTGCGCGCTTGGCCGGTTGGGATTAGCAGTCTCTACCGATTCCCCTGGGAGAAGGTATTTGATCATTCCCGGTTCAACCGATTCGACACGTTGTCCCTTGGCATTTGTTTCCTTGGAGGCTCCGGAAGCAAAGGCTATAGCTTCTTCGCTTTTAACAAAGATGGCAAAACACGCCGCAACCCGGGCGGCTACCAATTCAGCTTCCATATAATCGGCCAGGTCCTTAAACCTGTTTATTACCGGTGAAAAGAACGGCTCGCCGCGGGTTTGTCCCGGACGTTTTACATGATATAAATGAAATATATTCCTACGGCCGTACGGATTAAATGCCTCATAACGGATATATTGCTTAGAATCCGGGGTGCGTAGGTTATAAGTAATATCTCCTGGATGAGTTTTACAGATCCAATACGCTATGGGCTGGCCGCGCTCGCCAATTTCTATGCCCCTGCGGATCGATTTGTCTGACCGCTTATCTGAAGGAGTCTCCAGCCTATCTGATTCAATAACGTTCAGGGCAAGGAAATAAGGCCTTCCCGGTTCATCGATCATCACCGGTATGATAAGCCCCTCTCCATTTTCAAGAATCTGGCGCTCTACAAGATGTTGGATCTCATAAAAAGACATCCTATTGCCGGCATCGGCATAAGACGACCATTTATCCCAGGCGCTCTCAACTTGTTTTTGAAATTTAGAGACAATTTCAGGAGCCATTCCCAAAGTCTCTCCGTCAATTCTGCATTGCGGACTTATCCCCGTGCCGATGGTATTAGAGAGCATCGTTGAGGTAATCCCAGAGGCCACACTGTCATTACGGTTCAGATCCCTGCTTCTTTCCCTTAACCTATCAAGATCAGGAAGGAGATCTTCGTCCGCAGATCCACCTTTCGGAACCCAATTATTATTCAACCGGTCAATGTTTGCACCACTATAACCGCCTCTTAGGGCAACTTTATTGACGAATCGATACATTTTTCTCTGGTATTCTTTTTTTGGAGAGAATACGCCAATTACTCTGTCAAGCCCATCGCTAAGGTGTTCTAAAAATCTTTTTGCGGGAAATTTAACTTCTCTCATTTATCCCCTTTCATGATGGATTCTCGAATCTGGCATAATTAGTTAACGGCCCCAACCCCTGGGCGATTCTTCTTTCCAGCCGATCCCTGATCTTATATAATTCAGTCAAGGGAGTGCGTTGTAAATTCCTGCCCCCTATGGTATATGATTGCACTGCGCCTCCATTAAGATGCGCTGTGATCGCTTCATTGACTTTTACCAACATCTCTGCGTCCGTAGCCGCGGTGATTGTAGCAACGATAGGCCCAAACAGGGGCTGGAATTCGATGCTGGCGGTGTCGCCGTGCAGAGGCGTCGGGCCGTTGACTAAAGCCTGGAACTTCCACGTGCCGGCCTGATTGATATCGCCGGCTTGGGTCGTATATTTCACGTAAGTCGTATTGTAAACGACTCCGGTCCATGATCCCGTGATGCCGTCCGGCTTCTGGTATGTTATGGCAACCGAGACGGCCACCGTTATGTCCTTATGGCAATTAAGAATGATGTCCAGACCGTAATCACTGACATAATAATTCATCTTTTACCTCATTTGATTTCGCTGTCCTTATTTGCCGACAGAAGAATCGCACTCCCCTTGTTAACTGACGATAGAACCGCGCTGTCCTCGTCTGCCGCAGATTCGGTTTCGCTGTCCTTATTTGCCGACGGCAGGACATAACTGTCTTTGCCTGCCGAAGGAAGGATTGCACTGTTCCCAATAAATGTGCCGGTTATGGGAATTCCTAAAAATTGGATTCCCGAACTTATTATTAAGGCGATGACGCTTGGGCTAATCGTTATGTCGTTCTGCGCTGCCAGTGCTGGCGAATAAGGCGTGATTGTAAGGGTAACGGCAATATGTGTTATGTTGGCGCATTGCAATGCGGCTATAGATTGAATGCCGACGCCTAACGACATCGATGCCGCTATCTGGTTGATTGATACGCTTCCTACCGATACCGCACTGACTACCTGGTTTCCTGCCGTAATACTCATTCCGGCAGTGACCTGCGAAATGCTTACCCTATTGACCGTGGCGACCGCCTGTGTCCCTGATGTTAAATTCAAAGAGGCCACAACTTGTGAAATGCCGATCGATATCTGCGCCGTTATACTTTGTATTCCCGCAGTCAGATTAAGCGAAGCAGTAACTTGAGATATGTTTACTGAAATTTGCGCCGTAACTGTTTGTGTCCCAGTAACGAGTGTTAATGAAGCCGCTACTTGGGTAACGCTGGCATCAACTACAGTTCCTGCGGAAACCGATTGTGTGCCTACCGATAAAGACAGACTCGCCGCTACCTGTGCGATACCAACATTATTTATTGTGGCAATCGCTTGCGTCCCCTTTGATAAGGATAATGAAACGGCAATTTGGGAAATTCCTACAATTTGAATAGTAGCGACTGCCTGTGTTCCCGTCGCTAATATAAGAGAAACGGCGATTTGAGATATGGATATGGTTACCTTAACCGCTATTGTCTGCGTTCCTGATGAGAGTGAAAGCGAAGTGACAACCTGGCTTACGGATGCGTCTATGTGCGCCGCTATAACTTGCGTGCCTGCGGTAAGCGATAAGGATGCCGCTATCTGACTAATGGACACATTTATTTTTGCGACTATACTTTGAGTTCCTACACTTAATGAAAGTGAAGAGGCAATCTGTGCAATGCTCGTCTCCTGGACAGCAGCGATTGCCTGAGTGCCTATTGAAAGAGATAATGAGGTAGCGACTTGGGATATATTTACTATATTTACCGTGACTACGATTTGCGTACCTGAACTAAGAGATAAGGAAGCCGCAATTTGAGTTACAGATATGTTTATATGTGCCGCAATGGTTTGAGTTCCCGATGAGAGAGACAATGAAGCGGCAGATTGACTTATAGATATGCTTATCTTTGCCTCTATGCTTTGAATGCCCGTAGATAGAGCGAGGACTTTAGCGACCTGACTTATAGATATACTTACTTGAGCAGCAACACTTTGGGTTCCTGCCGAAAGAGTTAGAGAAATAGCAACCTGCGTAATGCTGGCGTTGACTAAAACATTGGCAACTACCGCCTGAGTTCCAGCAGTCAAAGTAAGTGAGGTGGCAACTTGGGATATAGACGCTGATGTCAATATATTGGCCTCAATCGCCTGTGTCCCTTTTGATAAGGTTAGACTCGCCGCTACTTGGGTAACTGAGGCATTGACAACGCCACCCGAAATAATCGGTAACGAATTAAACTGTGTCTGATTAAAAGTCTGTCTATTGAACATATTTTTTCTTTAAGTACAACTTTATATCACTAAATTAAGCAATTTATTATACTTCGTCAATTCCGCTTGCAAAGTAGCAATCCTATCCTGAATCTGCTTTTTGGTCAAAATTCTCTTAAATGTATTACTATCCAACAGGTCAAACTCCACATACTTTTCCCCCGATGGGCTTAGTTTTACGACAAGCGAACCATCTACGATACTTTGCGACATAAAACCCTCCTTTTATCTTTAATTTTATCCATAATCTCCTCGGCAATTCCTCTAATCTTATTATATGTTTGCAAATCACATCTCCATTAATCCATATCTTATAACCTAATTCTTCTGCCTTACGGCAAAACATTAAACAACCGCAAGGATGACGCTTAGTCTTATCTGGATTAAGAATATCTATAGTAAAATTATCTTCCCAATCCACTTGTTCAAATACTTTCCTTGAGACGAGCAGACATCCCATATCTATTTTATTTACACAGGTAACCGAATGTTCTGGCTTAGTTATTCCACATAAAGTATGGTCTGCCACCCAACGACCTGCATTCCAACCTATCTCGTGTAAAGGATACCAACCTCCCATAATATGCTTGCTTGGAATTGATGTGCCACTTTCTACTCTTTTACCATCAGGCATTAGAAATGGAATTGTAGTTTTCTTTTCGCCTACTTGAAGCATAAGCATTGAGAGCGCATTTTTAGGAAGGATAATATCGCTATCTACAAACATAAAATAATCAACATCGCTCGCCAAAGCCATCTTACGAGCGTAATTCCTATGATAATTTATATTCTTCCACCAGTTTTTACCTTTGTCTTTATCAAATTCTTTCGGTTTCATCAAAGAAATCATCACCGAAAAATTAGGATAATTCTGCCTTTCGATTGCCCCTAAACATTTTTTAACAACAGCTTTATAATTCTTCGCTATCACAACTACTAAAATTTTCTTCGGGTTTACCATCTCTGTCATTTTATTCTCACCACCCATACTACAGTATATAAAGTTGGAAAATTATACCCAGGATAACTAACATCTGGAGAAACACTTCCATCTATAACAGTTAAAGCACAAGAAATATAGGCACATACAGATGTTGTTGAATCCCAACTGGACGGACTGAAATGCTGATGAATCACACTTCCACCTATAGAACCAGAACTGGCGGAGCCACGCAAGAAGTAAATATTCATCCCAGTAAATAAATCAGGAAGTGTCTGTCCATTATAGGGACTTCCAGCATCACTTATCGTTTGTCCATTGCATTCGAGCCACCCATCTGGCAAACTTGGTGTCCCTGTAAGACTCTTAACCCAACCTATAATTGACCCTATTGGGGGGTATTGTCCCCTTTGTATAAACATTCTATTTTATCCTCATAACATACACTACTTCATAGTAAGGTGGCTTATGGTCGACATAATCCATATACCCACAACACAATGCACAACAATCATATCCTGGGTATTCTGCATCATAACCATTATAGTATATACAATGACAATGACAGTCAGACGACCCAGTAGTTTCCCCAGATGTCTCAAAACCCATCAAAAAAGACTGAGGACTATTTATTGCTGGTGCAGCAATATTATAATAAGGGCTACCAGCATCCGTTATTGTCTGTCCATTACATTCAACCCAATTACCAGACAAAGAAGGGACACCAGAAAAATTTTTAAGCCAAGCAACTATAACCCCGATAGGGGGTAAATTATTTCTGGAATAAAAACTCATACTATCCTCAAAATATACACCACTTCGTAATATAAGGGCAAATGACTAACTTCATCCGTGCAACCACAAGCACAGACAGCTGCCGAGCTCACCCCTGAAAAATAAGTATAACCATACCAACAAATTGAATGACGGTGAAAAACAGTTCCACCTGTAGAACCAGAAGTAATAGAACCCCTAAGAAAATATTTATCACTATCTTGGTTTCCATTAAGAGTCGGCACTGATGCATTGTAAAACGGACTCCTTATATCAGTTATAAGTTGACCGTTACATTCTACCCATTCTACTGGGAGTGAAGGAGTTCCAGTAAAATCTTTTATCCATGCTAAAACCGAACCCAAAGGACATAAAGCGTCTCTCGGAAAAGAACTCATACTATTCTCCAGTTATTCCCATCGCTGACAATTTCAAGTGTTTCAAATTGACCTCCGTATAATATATAGGTTGTCGCTCCATCTATTGTTTCAGAACCGTTGCCATCTACAGTAACATCTTCTCCCCAGACATCGCTGATATTCTTGATGATATACCTCTTGCCTTTTCTACCTGCTGCTGTTGGTAATGTTAAAGTGAAATCACCGCCTACCGCATCTGCTGTTACACAGAAATCAGCATCAGTTAGAGTATAGGCAGAAGTTTTGGCTACAAGGTTGGCAATCAATCGCTCATCCATAGTGCCAGCAGTGAACAGTAACGCCACAGTCTCATCATCAGAATGAGCAACATCAGCAGTGCCTTCTTGTGCTCTAACTATTGTTATGTCATTTCCTATCCGAGCAGTTGCTCTTACTATCTCCATTCCACTATCATCCATAGGGTCTGGATAAGTTACACTATCCCAAATAGTCAGCATAAAGTCGCCAGAGGCAGGAAATTTTGAGCCATTATCTACGGTAAGAGTAGTGGCTGCCTGTGCCAATCCACTACCCATATTAACCGCAGACTTGGCATTATTCTTGTATTGCAATAAAGAATTAGCCATTTACTTCACCTCATTTTCGAAATAACTTCTTATTACGCTACGTTGAATATCCCGTTCGTCGCATCCCAAGTAATCGTGAATGTGCCACCGCCAGATGCTGTCTTCGCTCCGTCAAAATCAATGTGAGCAATTAGACGATTGGAATTGGTTGTGGAATATAACATAGCGTTGTAAGCGGTGAATCCTGCGCCTGTTGCTGTCCATTGGGTTGCGTCCGCCGTCCACTTCACCGTGGTAGTCCCTGATACTGCTTTATTCGCAAGAGTCGCCCCGCCTTGCGTATAACCATTGGCGGTTGCCAGTTCATTCGTTGTCGCATAGGTAGTAGCGGTAGCGACGAACGTCCCATTAACATCATACAGGGCGCATTTAATGGTATCCGCGCTTAAACTCACTGCCTTTGTGAAAATGTCGTTCTTTAGAGCATTGTAAATACTGGTCGTTACAGCCATGTTTAATTCCTCCTTCTATTATCCGTTATTTCCTGGGTTTGCGCCGATCTTGACGCATTGCACCCTGACTTCTACGCTTCTCTTCGGGTTGCCGTCCGCGTCGATCCCTTCTTCCTTCGTGAATGTCTGCGTCTTTAAGACGGGAATTTCCTTTCCGCCTTCGTTTCTGAAGTACGCTATCTCTGCAAGTAGGTCGGGGCCCATGCATAAATATTTCGTACCCTTTATCTCGATAATGTCGCCCTCTTTAGGGCTTGGTTCGTTTGCCATGTGGTCCTCCTTCCGTTATCATCTTTTGAACAGAAGCCCCACCAGTATCCCTATGAATGCAATGTCCCTATTAAAATAAAAACAAGGAATAATGACAAAAGATATTTTTCCATAAGTAAAAATAAAACGGCAGTAAGATGGTTATGGCACCATAACTGCCGCTTTTTAAAATCCAGGCGTCCCCGGACTAATCTAACTTATTTTATTTTCTTGGTTTTCTACATTTCCAATACATATTATCACCTATAAAAAGTTTAAGCCTATTGCATCATTTTGTCAATATGGTCGTTCCTATATCGTAGGAACGACTTTTTAGGCCTCTTTTTCTATACTTCTGAAATTGAAACCGCATTTTTTGCATTTATGATATCTAACGGGTGGTCGTGAAGTATGAGTTTTTATATCTTTACTTTTACATTTTGGACAACGCAGGGGATAATAAATAATACCGTATAACCCGGGTTGATTATTTATTGATTGAATCGTTTCTTCTTTTTTCTCTTCCACGGCCGCTACCGGGGGAGCAACATACCTCTTAAGCCAGTTTTTCTTATTTATCCATGGCTCAGCCATTATGCCTAATCCAACCCTTTTTTTGTGGAATCCAACTTGGATGTTTATGCTCTTCTTCATGCTGGATATCCGCAGATATTTGTGGTATTGGTTTATCTTCTTCTTTTAAGGCGAATAATCGCAGCATTTCCGCGGCAGCGGCCGAGTAAATCTCGGCATCCCAGGAATGGCTTTGCGCGTGAGATGATACCGGCTGCCATACTTCATGCGCCTGGCCGCGCTTTTTGTCGCGTTTAAGGATCTTATGTTCACCACAAAACCATTTAAGATAATTCTCAGAGGGATTATTAAATAAATGCCAACGTTGCGGCGCATCTTCTGTATGCACTAAGCGACTAATCTTATCCTTAAAATATGTAGTATCGAGCAACCACAATAACAGGCCCCCAGGGATAGTGCGACCATTGGGGAACTTCTCTATAGTGCTTACTTTATAAGGCACGCCGGTAAGTTGATCCTTTCCTTTAATTGCCCGGGTAAGCTGTTTATATTTCCGGCAGAACTCATAAACTTCATCAGTCCGGTATCCGGTATCTATACAAGCCAATCTTACCTTAAAAGGCGCGATGCCTGGAACTTCTGAAGGATAACTCGATTCGATCAGCCTATCCTCGATTTCTTCCCATGTCTGAACCTGCTCCTCAAGGACCAGCCAGGATTCCTGGTGGACGCCCCAGGCGCGGATTGTCAGAAAGAAATGTTCCTTTTGGACGTCTACGCCGCCGGTCAAGACTATGCCACCATCAGGGACCGTTCCCTTCTGGTGGCTACCGCAGAGCCGTTTAAGCTTTTCCGGTTTAGTTTCTTCAACCTTCTCTTCCCATATCTGCGCCAGCCAGCTATTGACAAAATTCATTAATAATTCCGGCCGTTCATGAGAATCGAGGAATTCTGCTGCAACGGCAGAAAATGTCAGCCAAGGGGAATATAGAGCATTGAGGTGGAAGCCCGCATGCGAAACCTGCGGGAAATCAATCTTCTTAGGCAAGTTGCCCTTTGAATCAAGCTTGACCGCTGCGGGAATCCATACTCCTTTCAGAAGCATCCCCTGCTTCATTAAGTCGGTTATTCTTCCCTTGCAATAGTCGCATTCATACCATGCAAGGCGCTCCTGGCGGATGCGTTCAGGATCCCGTTCCTCTTTGGGAAATTTTACGTGGTGTTCAAATTCTAAAACCTGGTATCCTCCACAATGGGGGCAAGGCACATAATAACTTCTTTTGTCCGAATATCCATATTCCCTAAAGATATAACCGTCTTTTATGGTTGGGGTAGAGCAAGCTATAATCTTACGATTCCAATAATTATGGGTACGCTCTGTCGCTAATTTTATCGGGTCGGCCTCTTCTCCTGAAAACTTAGGATACTTATCAGTTTCATCCATAAGAAGATACCTTACCGGCTTTGAAGAGAGCGCAGCAGGGCTATTTGCGCCGGCGAAGTAGATATACATCCTATCCAATTTAATTTCGAGCCTTGTGATATCATCCGGATCTCTTGTGGTATGTTGATACAATTCTGGAGATAATCTAATCATTGGGCGAACCCTGCCTTTTGAAATATATTTAGCATCCAATTCGCGCGGCATAACAACCAAAACAGAGGCAGGATCTTGGTCTATGATATATGAGAGCATATTCAACCATGATTCCGTTTTGCCTACTTGAGTAGAAGACATGATTGTTATTTTCTCTATCAAAGGGTTATTAAATGCATCCATTATCCCCCGCAAATAGGGAGTACGGTTCGTGCGCCATTGTCCGGGTTCAGAAGAAACCATGCGGTCAAGCTTACGGTATTTATCTGCCCATTCTGATACTGTCAGTTCATTAGGAAGCTGCCAGGCGCTGCGGATCTTAGGCGTCCAAATTTTCAATGTCAATGTTTGATTGCTCATTCTTTATCTTTTTAACTAATACTTTGCCATCAGCAATATCTTGTATAGCTTCTTTAATGCGTGAAGTTAGTAAAGTATTGATTTGCCGGGCCTCGAGACCCACGAGTTGCGATGCTACCTGCTGGGGAAGAGCCAGGAGCGCCATTTTAATGCCTATACTGATTTGAATAAGTTCCTTTTCTACAATATCTTTAGGAATTAATTCCCCCATAGCTTTTTTAAAGGCCATTTCCGCAAGGCGGGCTTTATATTCCCGGTATTTGGCGTCCCACATATCAGCGTCATTCTTTTTATTGCCTTTAGATTTTAACTTTTGATTCCTGATTAGGCGCCAGGCGCGGATCTCCAGGAGGTCATAATCCTTCTGGGGGGTAATCGGCATGCCTTCTTTTACCCAACGCTCTACGGTTCTAACGGCAACGCCAAAAACTTTGGCAACCTTTTCTTGGCTATCTACTATTCCAGGGGAATTGGGGTCGCGTTCATATTTCTTTAATTCATTAATCTCGGCCCGGGAAAGGGTTGGGGTGGAAGATTTTCCTCTGGCGAGTTTTTCAACCAGGTGTAGATGTCTGCGCTTTTTGGCCATCTCGATAAGATTGGGTTTATCCTTAGCTTGTTCTTCCATATCCACATGATAGGCATTGACAAATAAAAAACTACCGCTTAAGATATATTTCGGTATGCAAGCGGCTGGAAAAATCTACATGCCTTCATCATGTAGGTGGCTCGGTATTATTTATCGGGTCCGGCCGCCCGATTTATTTTCCGCATTTCATACACCAATGGGTTATACGCTTATAAGATCTCCCACCGCATTGGCATTTAAGATTTTGAATTCTATTCATTACTGCTATCTTTGCATTAGCTTCTCCCCAAAGATCTCCAAGATTAATAAAAAATCGAATGGCTCCTTTTAAGGGAGTATAATAACAATGGCAAATATCATTTATATGTTTGATTTTCTTCTCATAAAAAATGTGAGAAACTGGAAGTTTACCATAACAGAAAAAACTAAATCCACTTTCAAAAGAATCTTTATCATAAGTTGAATAAATAATGTTGCATTGTCGGTTATAGCAAAAAAATGGGCGTGAAATTCGCCTATTTGCTCCCTTTTTCATATCTCTTTCCCTTTTCCCCAGTAAATTCTTCCCATCTCCGAACCGCCACATCGCAGAATACCGGCTCCAGTTCCATAGCAAAGCACCGCCGACCCAAGCGCTCGGCTGCAATGATCTGACTTCCTGATCCGCTGAATGGTTCATAGCAGATATCCCCGCGGCTAGTATGCACCCTCATAGGAATTGCAAAAACTTCGGTTGGTTTTATAGTTGGGTGATCTTTCCCCGGGCTACGCTTCTTACCTTCCCAATCTACCTCCCAGATATCGGTATAGTATTCTGCGCTTTCAGGATCACCGGTTCGTAATAAACCTACCACCCAAACAGTTCCGGTCTTATTTGCTACACCCTTAATCTTGGGCTTATTGCCCTGTAACCACCCGAATATGCAAGGCTCATGGCGCCAAGGATATATTGAATACGTCAAAATCGCGCAAGGTTTAACCCATATAATCATCTGATGAATTAATATCTCTAATTCATTAAACACCTGCTGAATAACATCAATGCGTTTAGAAGCATGCCACATATAGATTGCGGAATCCTTTTCGATATGCTGCAGCGCAATAGATAAATAATCTTTATAAAATATATGGGCATCTTGAATATCCACTTCGTGGTATAAATTAGACCAGTCCTTACCAGCCTTGGGTCTATCATCCCCGGTATAATCAACAAGGTATGGTGGATCTGTGGCCAGCAACTGCGCTTTTTGGCCATCCATAAGTTTGCAGACGTCTGCACCATTAGTACTGCTCCCGCACAAAAGTCGATGTTCCCCTAAAATCCATAGATCCCCGGGCTTAGTGATTGCCTCTTTAGGCATAGATGGTATATCATCCGGAAGCGTTTCCCCCAGAAACTCTGCTTCAAGATCCTGGCAATCTTCCCGTAATTCCTTAAGCCTTAAATTCAAATAATCTTCCGGCATTTCTTGCCGTAATTTTTCTAAGATAGGAATTAACGCCTGCGTCCAATATCCTGCGATAGTCTGATTATTAAGCGTAATATTCATGGCCTGCTGCTTCATGTCGTCAATGTCAACCACGATACATAACACCGTTTCCGCTCCGGCTTCTTGTAGAATCTTAAGCCGTTGGTGACCAGAAACCAATTCCATATTGCGCTTATTGATTATTAAAAGGTCAACATAACCGAACTTCCCTAAACTAGAACGCAATCCAGAAAGAGCATCTTCTGTAATGTCACGCGGATTTCCAGCAAATAATTTTATATCCGACATTCTTATTTCCTGAATGTCGGGTTTTATATTAATCTTTGCCATAATTTTTATCCTTTTATCGTCGGGAATGAAATTATCTACAACTTTTATTTTCCGACCCCGACATGCCAAAAAATGAATTCAACATCAGTGACTCCCTGAACTTCGCCTGACCCGCAGGCCGGCACCCTCCAAGAAGGACCCAAAATTATAAAACATTATTTAATAATGCATACTCACCAAAAAACTCTAGTGCCTTACGGTTGTATGCGAGGGCCGCATCCTTCTCGTTTGAGTAGTGACCAAGATGATATCTTTTCTTATTAAACATTATGCTAGCGCGCCATTTATTGTATCGTTTATCAAGATAAACCCCTTTATATTGAGATAGACAACCAATCTTTTTTCTTCTGTTCATACTATTTTGAGCATTAGTCGCTACCCTTAGATTTAACCGACGATTATTTAAACCATCGCCATCCCTATGATCTACTTGTATATTGGGATTATTCATTATTCCTAAAATTAGACGATGCATCCTCACTGTAGTTTGATTCAAAGTATTGCTTTTACCACAATATGCTCGAGCATACCATAACCCTTTTTCTTTAGAAGCATACCAATGTAATACTGCTACCCTATTATAATCTTTGTCGTCTACCAATGTTACTTTGCCCTTGCTTAATGGGATTGTTTTCATTTAAATAAGTTTATTTGTTACATCCTTCAATAAGTCGATAATACCCTCTTTATTATTCTTTAATT